ATGGCGACTGATATGAGTAAATCACAGTTACCTGTTATTCAGGTGCCTTTGTCTGATTTTTTAACCGCGCCAACGAGCAATGTAGCTTTAGATCTCAACGATACCATTGACCAAAACAACAAAACCCTACTGGAAAAATCTTTTACTGAACTTGATCATGTCAATCAAACTCATAAGCCTTTTTATAACATCCCTTTTTTAGCACAGTCTATTGGTACTGACGTAAGAGGACTAAGACAAGCGTTGACTGAAGCAGAGGCAGGGGAAGTGAAATGGAAAAATAAAGAAGCTTATATGGCGCAAGGCAGCACTTTAGAATTCTTATACGAACGTCTGGAGCAGCCGAGAGACAGCTGCGAGCAAGCTCTTATCGAAAGTACTATCAACACGGTAAATTTAGCAAACAATTTAAATTATACGAGCATTATCGAGCAGCTAGAAAATGCACCCGACAACCATTGAGACAAGTGAATGAATTTATGAATGAATCAAATAAAATAGCATTACTTGAAGATTCTCAAACTATCGTCACTCATGATGGGAATGGTGAAAAACCATTAACAGCTCTACTGATGCAGACAGACACCCAGGTAGTCAATCACCGCCTATATATAAATGCAAACACCCTCCATGAAGCGACAGGATTATCAAAATCCGAGGTGCGAGAGCATCTGGCTAATGCCCCCCAAGACAAAATAGCCAACTTAAACAATCAAACATACGTTAGATTGCCCACGGCAATGAAATGGAATCAAACCATTTTACAAAGCAGCGATCCGACTATTCGAGCACGGGGACAAGCATTTCAATCATCAGCACACAGCATGATTACCGAGCCAGGTATCATGAAAGCCCGTGCAATTTCCGCCGCATCGGTTACAAAAAAATCCAACCATGCCAAGGTGATGAAACGTAGAGAACTGAAAGAGGCAGGTCAAGATAACATATGCCAGCTTTCACTGCAGCCCATAAACGGCCAGGATACGCATATGCACCATCGAGAGCGAATTGCGGATAAACCTGAATTAGCAGCTGAAATGAATAACCTCGCCCTTACGCTGATCCCCCCCCATCAAGAAGAGCATAAAAACGATAAAATTCTTCCGACACCACCGAATCCAGACGCATAAATGGAAGTAACAATTTTCATCTGAAATTTTTGTTCCTATTTTTTATCTTATTTCGGGCTACTACAAGCGCAAGATATTCCATACAAAAAAGCCCGCAATAAAACGGGCTTAGAAATATTTTACTGCTTTTATGTGCAAGCATTTACCAGACGCGAAATCATTCCCACTCAATTATTTACGGAATGTATAACCAATTGAGTGACAACAACTTTTTGTTTTCTTAAATCTGCCGTACCGTTTTATATACCGTCACCGGGAATTTGTGCCCCGTTTCGTCAGGGTGTCGTACTGCCGTTCACAGACCCTTCCGGCTTCGGCTGCCCGGTCAGCGTATTCTGCCAGTTGTCGGTTGCGCTCGAGAGATTGGCCGAGCACGTTGGTAAGCAGTACTCCGGTGTCTGCGGCTGACGCCCCAGCGCCGACAGTGGCGTTATATTGCATGAGCTGATCCCGGATGGCAACGAGTTGCTGCTGCAACCTGCCAGCGCGAGCGGCAGCATCAAGAGCATCATTGCGCGCCCGGTCGATCCTCTGCTGCGCTTCACGTTCATTAGTGGCTTTCTCCTTTTCACTCTGCTGGCGCGCCAGTTCATCAGCGGCCTGCTGGTCTTTCTTCGCCTGGCCATACCCGGCGGCGTACTGCGTTTCACCATGGTTAACCCAGGCTATGCGCCCGCCAGCGGCCAGAGCAGCAAGCATCACGACGATAAGCAACTGTTTCCAGTACGCTTTCACCACTGACATGATCATAACAGCGCCTTGCGGGCAGCGGCATAACGCGCGCGCCGGTCTTCGATTCCGTTCTGCCCGCCATTGATGATCTGCGTGACGCGCACCAGGTCACCGGGGTACTTCATGCAGCCTTTGCTGGCGAAGAACCACGCAGCGCTGCGGGCTGCATACACATCCTGCGCCAGCAGCTCCGGCTGACTAACCAGCTCAACTTTGAGCCCGTTGCCGCAGTCTCGGTAATTAGACATACCGGTGATCTGGATCAGGCCGCGCCCGCGGTAAAACCATCCGTCGCCGGGACCGTTGTTGCCCATGCGTTTGCTGTACACCAGATTGGCAATGGCACGCTGGCGCTCCAGCGGCAGGGATTGTTCGTACGGCTTGCGGCCCAGCGCGTTGGCCTGACTCTGGGTGATCCGCCCGGCCCGCACAAAACCAGCCAGCCCGGCCACGCTGTAGTTGAAGTTCTCCTGCAGTCGCATAAAGCCACCGGATTCATGGCCGACCTGGGCAATGAACATCACCTGATGCTCGGGATCGATGATGCCAAACTCTTTCATGGCGGTGGTGATGTGCGGGTGCCAGCGCGCGGCCAGCTGCTCAGTGATGCCGGCGACGCGGCGGAACAGGTTAATGTCCATGTTGAGACCTCGTTATTTTGAAAATCTGCACCACGTTCCCCTTTGTCTTGATGAGCGCAGCCAGGAACACGGCCTTGATGATTACCTCTGACCAGTCGGCAGAGACGTAGTACCCGTAAAAGGTTCGGATCGGCACGCTGGCGGCCACGACTATTAGCAGGTAAGCCAACCAGCCGCCCCACCACCGGTGGCGGGCGCCGTCGCGACGGAACAGCAGTACGCGGATAGCAATGCCGCCGCAGACCACGGCGTTAAGGATGAGAAGCAGTTCAGGACTGGTCATCGTCTTTTCTCCCCGGGATCAGGTCGCGTGGATTTTCAGAACGGTGATACAGCCAGATGCCAATGCGGACAGCGACGATTGCCGACACGAAAGCCCCGGCAGAGAACACGATCCCCTTTTCAAAAGAGTCCTGTGTAATAGTGGGGACCAGGCTGGCAACGCCTATCAGAATGGATGCTGTCGCTTTGTAGAAGAGAAGGCCGCAGAAGAAGCTGAGGAACGCCAGAAGTAATCGCCGCTTTATGGGGTACTCAACCGCAGAGGTAACAAAAATTACCGCTCCGGCGAGTGCCCCTAAAGCCACCTCTGGCGGCACACCCGCCAACACGGAGACCAGCGCACTCAGGCTAAGACCCTGATTAAGCGACTCCGTGGTTAACGAATGCGACATAATGACCACCGTTTATTGTGCATGAAGAACCCCCTTAGTTGGTGAGTTCATCATACACAATAAACCATTTATGGATAATTGTTACCCAGTGTTATTCTTAGTTATTCATAGCCCGGTGACTGTCTACCAGAATTAACGTGTCACTTTCGTACGCTATTATTTTTATGAAGACATGTCAGGAGGGTTAATGCTAATTGCAATTTTGGTAACCGGCATCCTTGCCGTTCTCATTGCTGGTCTGGCATTCATATCTGCAATGCATGACATCGAAGATGATTACTAACTTGCTCCGCAGCCCACATTAGAACTTGATCCACGCAGCCACTCTGGAACGGTAAAGCCTGTCAAGTGGTGAGCGCCTGTGTAGACGAAAGGCGCTTGCATTTCACGATCGTCTGAACGAATGACAGGTGCGGACTTAGCAAGAATCAATTCTTTTGCCATCCGTTGCAGTATGTCTGCGCTAATTAAAACTGAACCATCTTTAGATATTGCGGTTGTTGCAGCGCCGTAGAGATCGAGAAGTTTCTCGATATTCAGCGGCTTTGCTTCCCCAATGAGGATGTTGCCTTTTTCTGCGGTTGCTTTATTTGTAGTGTTCATAATTGTCCTCTCAGTTGTAGTTTTCAGGTAATAGTTTCTCAAGTTTTGCCAAGCGCTCTTCCAGCGTGGTAATTGTCTCAGCCTGCTCTGCAACTACCTTTTCAAGCGCCCGTATTTCTTTCTTCCTGCGCTGCATGTAGGCAGTTAATGGAGGGATAAACTCGTCATACCCAAGCGTTCCGACATCGCATCCACCGTTAATAGAATGATCCTGCATTCCTCCGAAATCTTTGCCAATTCGTTCGCACAGAGTCCGTACTTTCTGGAAGCTAAACCACTGATGACGTCTGTTACGCTTCTTGCTTCCGTCACGCCCCTCACCAGTGGCGACCCTGGCGTTATGCTGTTTAATGCGTTCACATTCGGCTTCCCAGATAACGAGATCATTTTCATACTTGGCTACGTCATTTGGATATTGCGCTAACTTAACTTCATAGGCAGCGTATTCCTTCTGATATGCCGCTAGCTGAACATGATAATCGAACGAAGCACCATCGCTTTGTTGGGTACCGTTCCACGTTGAATCCGTTTCAATAACACGGCTATATGGGTTTGTTGGGTCACCATCTAAGTGGTATATCCGAATGCCTTGCGAATCCTGCCCAGCCAAAGTGACTTTCCGCTCTGATGGGTGGACCGGAGCCTTTGGCATTATCGGTGCTTCTGGAGCATCTGGGCAAAACTGGACGTAGTCATCGCGCATATCCCAGAAGCCTTCCTCGGCCTCCAGCCCATCAATGAAATCATCCTCCAGAGTTGTAGGCCTTAAATCGGCTTTATCCCTCTCGTCCGATCGATTTTGCACTGTCCCGTAAACATAAACAGTCGTTGCTCCATTGCCGAGTTGAATCTGGTTGTCACCAGAAACCGAGCTGTTCGCTCCCAGGATGGACACATTATTCAGAGTCACGGCATTAGAGCCATCCTGCATGAATCGACCAGCCCCATACCCCATTAGCGTAGAATTAGCCCCTGATGTAAGGTTGGTGCCAGCATTAATACCTGCCGCCACCATGTTGGAACCTGACTTCAGATAGCGCAAGGAAGAAGCACCAAAAGCAAGAGTGTTGGTGCATTTCTCTGTGTACTGCATGGAGAACGCGCCGATTGCCAGGCAATCGAGAGTTTGTTGTCCATAGTCAGTTGTTGTTTCAATCTCAGTGATGGTTGTTGAACCAGATTCAGAGATGCTGGTCAGCGCTGTAGAGCACAGGATCTTATCTGAACCAGACAGAGAAGTTACGCGATAGTAGTTGCTTTCGTGACTGCCAAGCGCGGCTCTAACTCTGCCGCCTACCACAACCCCAGCATTACTGGCCACCGTAATGGTAATGACCCCGGAAGATATGGTGTAAGCCCCGGCAATTGAAACGAATGACTTAACCTTGCCATCATAGGAGCAAAGCTTGTCTGCCTCCTCCATGGCCTGGAGCCCCAAAGATACGTTTCGGGAACCCGACTTCAGATGGTATGCGGATTTATAGCCGGCTATTACTTGCCCGTTACCACCAGATAGGGAATGTCCTGCATCCGTTCCGACAACCACTGATTGCCCAACAGTCGATGGGGCCGCGTTAACAATGGTTGAGTCATCCAGATCAAGCGGGGCCTCACCGCCAACCGCCCCGGATCCGAGGTGCGTATTGTAATTTCCTAAAACAGTTTGGGATGTGTTCCTTCCCATGGCGCAATTCGACGCACCAGTAACATTAAAGCGAAGCGAGTTATCCCCAAAGCTGGTATTCCGCGTCCCTCTGAACACCCCACCATCGTCACTATTGCAGTAATACTGCGACTCCAGACCGAAGGCGAGGTTATAACGTCCATCTACCATTTCATGCAGAGCACCAGAACCAAAGGCCATGCAGTTACGCCCAGTAACGTTTTTATTTAGGGCCTCATATCCCATTCCAATAACATTGTATGCCAGCTGAGGCCCTCGGTATTTTACCCACTTAGGCATTGATGCCCCGGCACCACCCAGCAGAATATTTCTGTTACCTACATTGACGAGAGATTCAGGATTGGCGTCATAGACGTAACCATCGACAGAATGCTTTAGATAGCCATTTATATAACGATGAACCGTCGGTAAGGTGTCAACAAGGTAAGTTTTACCCAAAAGGTCAACCAGTGTTCCAGATGGCAGTGCCTCAAGCGCATCGAATGCCATCTGATCATTAGTAGTACCGCCGCCCACAGCGCCAAAGTCAAGAGGAGTCACAGACTCCCTCATTTTATCCTGGAAGGTGCGATAGACAGCGCCAGCCCCATACTGAATGAACCAGCCAAAGCCACCCACCACACCGGCAATGGCAGCATCAACATAGTTGCGCATGCTCCGGTTATTAACAGCATCCTGAGGAACTACAGGATCGGCAAGATTGGAGATCCGGTTTTGCCTGGCATCGTAGTAGCGAGCAATGAATGATGGTTTCAACAGCGCCAGGCGTGCCCATCCAAAGCACTGCTGGATCAGCATCGTAAGGTAGTCAAACGCTCCTTCATGCGTTTCAGCAAAGAATTTCCCCTGGTTGCGCAGATCCGTTTCCTGAACAACAGGCAATGAGCGCTCGATGGAAATTGCCCATGCGTTTGCCAGCGGCATCGGCAGAACAACGGCGCCACCTGAGTACGAGCCCACGCCTGTTACCGTGTAATCCGTGTTCAGCGTGAGGGTGCGCAGCACGCCATTTGTATCACTGGTCGTCACCACCAGGTCACTGGCGTGAAAGATCCTGAAGGTGTAGGGGAAGGATGTGGTAACACCGTTGCCTGTGTACTCATTATGGTTAACTTCGGTCGAGACCGTCATCGTCAATTCTCCAGATAAGCACCGCCCGGCGCGCTGCGTCATCTGGTCATTTTATTACCCATTAATCCTTATATGAATTGAATGAATAACAAACTGGCAAGTTATTACCTTTTGGGTAATTAATAATGTGTGCTGGATAAGATGCCCCGCATCTGATACTGTTTATATATACAGTGATTGCATGGAGAAGAAGAGATGCAACGTCAGTATCATCACCCGCTGGAAAAAGGATTTGCAGAACGAATACACACGCCGGGAGGCGTCAGATCCCTGGTTGAAGACTCACACCTGATGACGCTGCTGCGCCAACTGAATGAAGATGGCTTTAACGTTGATGGGCCGATGGCGGAACTTACCGCCCTGGTGAACTACGTCACCAGCTCGCAGATGTCGATGCGGGATCTGCAGTCGCATCTCGATTACTGTGCGGAGATTCTGAGGAAAGAAACCAGATAGAAATTAGCCAAGCGGTGTAAGATGAATACGCCACATGGGGTGGCCTACACATGGACATAAAAATGAAAAAAGTATTCGCACTGCTTTTTGTTCTGCTGTCATTTGGTTCAGTAACTCAGGCTTATGCTGGAAACTGTCAGCACCCTGATGATACTGCTTCTGATGGCTCGCGTTGTGGTGGTCGTTCAGCAGATTCTCGCCCTGGCGGGAACTGATTAAAAAAGGCCGCTTCGGCGGCCTTTGTGACATGTCACGCTCTCTTCCTGATGGATAGCCATTCAAAAAATGAAGCCATCCCTCCACACGCTATAGCAAAGACTAGACCGCCGAAGAATAGAAGCCCTGCCTGCCACCATTCCCATCGCCAGACATCCACTGCTCCAACCATACCAACAATTGATCCCACCAAAGGAATATAACTCACGATGAAAGCAATGGGCGCCGCCACTATCCAGTGCAATCCCCACCACGACTCAAGGCCAGCCATAATTGCTGCCAGTTGGAAAAGGCCAACAACTATATAAACAATAAATCCGATCGCTTGCATAAATTCACCTATTTTTATTGCCAAACCTTTCGGAAACTATATCTGATAAAGAGTTTTTATACTCCTTGCCGTATCTTTGAATACATATAGTATCCAATTGCTTACGTATTTTTGTGTATTTGTCGAAGTTCATACCCCAGTATACAAGGCCACCACCTAAAACTATGCCTTGCATAATTTGAGTTTCATGCGACCACCCCATGATATTGGCAACGATTATAATTGCACCAATAAGAATTATGTAAACGCCAATGGTTGCATTGCGCTTATGTTCATAATAGCTTTTTTCAATTTCTACAATTTTTCCTATGTCCATATACCCTCACTGTGGCGTAACGTCCTGCGGTCGCCACCAGTATGTTTGATTAAAGTTTTTCTTCGATCGCTGCTCAACCTTGCGAAGATAGCCAGGCGAGAAGTACTCCTGAAACTGGTTAAATATCATATGGTCGAGTGCTGCTTTTGCATACCACAGATTAGCGCCAGGAATGAGACCTTTGCCAAGCTTAACGAGATCGCCGCCGGTTTGCTCTGGCTTCCCTTCCACCGCATTGATCGGGATTCCCTGGCCAAGTTTAACCACATCATCAACCAGGCCAGCTACCGGGCCTAGCATTGACGCCAGCGCCCCGCCACCATAACGGGTGTGATCTGAGAGCAGGAAGTCGCCATAAAGGCCGAGCCCGCCACCTTTAAGCAAGGCACCAAGCCAGAACTTAGGCGCATCTTCACCGGTCATGTCGCGAGTATTTCGACCGGATGCCATATCGTTAAGTTGCTGAGACAGTGCGCCGAGCATAGTTGTGCTGGCGATGAAGGCACCAATGTATGCCGCACGACCACCTGCCGAAGGCATCCCCATTGCGCGAGACCAATGACGCATTACCACTGAGATAGGGAAGCTTTTAAACAGGAACACACTGCGCGTGAGCTCTCCTTTCCACGTACCGCGCTGCAGGCCACCACCAGTAACCATTTGCTCGCGGGCGCCAGGGGTGATTACAGCCATGTCCACTTCTTCAGCCACAGCCCCAAGCAGGCGGCGCATCGCTTCGAACTTAATTCGTTCCGGCGCGCCGAGGTGCTTCACTGCGTCATCCGGGATTCGCATGATACTCTCAGGCGTCAGCATGGTGCTGTTACCTTTCCCCCAGTCCTCTTGATCCGCCAGTTTCCACACCGAGAAATCATTTTCGGTAACTCCTTTGCTTTTGAGAATGCGGAAATCTGCATCATCGAGACTGCGAAGGTCGGGCGCTCTGCCGACAACATCGCCGATACTACCCATCATTGTCACGCCATAGGCCCGCTTATGCGCGTCAGACCACGCAGTCAGGCCACTGGCACGCATTACCGCTGTAGCAGCCCAGCGAGCTTTTGAGGGGCCCATGTTGTCCATTGCCCAGCGGTTAACGCTACCCAGCAGCGATTCCATCGCAAGACCAGCGCGCCGTGCCCGCGCCAGTTCAGTGCGGTTGGTAGGATCCATAGCTTCGAGCTGGTTGCGGAAAAGCTGATTCATCGGCAGATTCGTGACCTTCGCCGACAGGTACATGGTGCCCAGGTCAGAAAACGACGCCAGCAGAGCGGAACCGAGTCGGCTCGCCACCAGCCAGTTGCGGATATTGTCAGACCACTGCGCGATATGAGGGTTAGCAATTGGCTGAGTTTTGCCAGAGATAAAGTTGTATAGGTTCTCTGTGCTGTTCGCCAGGCGCTTCACTCGCCCGGTGCGTTGCGGGTTAGCCGTGGCGGTTGCTGCTGTCACCTCATCGAGAATTGACCGGAAAACATGATCCGGGTTTGGCCCGTAGGTTTCCACCAGAGCGATATCTTTGCTGATACCCTCCAGGTGCCCTACCATCACTTCCCACAGGGAGCGGTCACCGTACTGCCGCTGGTACTCCAGGTACGAATCAGCGTCTTTAAAGTGGATCTGCCGTGACGCGTTTCCGCGATTGGCCCGCGCTCCGGACAGGCGCATACCGGAATCGCTCAGTTTGTTCAGGCCGCCGGTAGCGATCGTGTTGTATGCCTCGCCGAGAAACGCCGTAACCTCCGCGTCGCTCATCAACTGGCCATCTTCTTTGATGTAGTATTTACGGTCCAGTTTGCCGATCACATCGCTGACCCATTGTTCTCGCGTAGCGCGACCCACTTTCTCCATTGAGTGGTGCTGAGGAATGCCCCAGTTTTCGAGATAGCCGATATCTCCGCCCGCGTCATTAAATCGACGGCGCAGCAGTTCAGTAACGTCAGCCCAGGCCTTGGCCCCTTTCTTCGCTTTGACGTTACCGGTATCCTGCCCGCGAATTTCGAACACCAGATCACGGACTCCCTTTTCATCTTCGAAAAGGTGGAAAAAGCGCGGATCAACGGCTTCAAATGCTTCCTGGATCTGGCTCAGAGCATAATCACGCGTGGCCTTCCCGCGCGACTCGACAGACAGGAAGTTTGATTTCCCATCAGCGTGAAAGGCAATCGTTCGGTTCAGTGCTTCAAGCTTTCCGTCGGTGCCCTGGTAGCTGTTAATGAATGCGTCCAGGCGCTGGCGCGCGGCAATGGTCAGCGCTACCCGGCGGCGCTTCAGCCCTGCTTCCTGCTGCAATTCGTCCGCCGCCAGTTGCCCGGCGCGGCGCAGCCGTTCCGCATCTGTCATTTGTCGCCATGACGCCGGATCGTTGCGCGCGAGATGGCGCATGTTGCGGTATATGCGGTCTTCGATATTCTGGATTTCGCGCGCGGTAAGGGTGCGCTGCGCGGCCTGCTGTACTGCGTTAATACATTCCTGACGCATGAAAAATTATCCTCTCAAGAAACACGCTACGGCCACATCAAAAAGGCTGGAATCCTGAATAGCCTGCTCGTTCTCACGGTTGGCTTCTTCCAGCACTTCGCGGGCGCTGCGGGACTGCGGATTGCCTTCATCATCCAACACCGTGATCAACATATCCGGCGACGCCGCCAGTGAATCTTCTGCAAATTGAAGGTCAATGTCATGGGTAGATTGCTGGTCAACCTGAGTTAATGCGCGGGTGTTATTGAACGGGGCCGCCTCATCCGCAGTTAGCACTTCAGCAGTTTTGTAGTATGACATGGCCTGGGCATTCAGATCTGTTTCTGCCTGCCGGCGGCGCGCCAGTTCTGCACGGGCTTCGAAAAATTCACCGCCCGGCTCATGCGGGGCCAGTGCATTGCGCGAAAAATCCAGACGACCCTGGGCCTCAGTAATGCGTTGGTCCAGATCGCGCAGTCTGGCCTGCTTATCGGAGCGAGCCTGTGCCAGCACCTTTCCGCTTCCTTTTGGCTCTTCCGATAGGATCTGGTTACGCTGTTCTGTGAGGTTATCAACAATACGCTGACTGTTGGCGATTTCAGACTGGTAAACCTGACGATCACCGCGGGGTAAAATCTGCGCGGCCTGCTCCTCCAGGATTCGTGTCTCCACGGCGCGCGATGTTGCCCCTTCTTCGGCGGTAAACAGAGCCTCGTCTATGGCCTGAGATATCAGGTTACGCCTGCCGGGCACGGCGCTGAAATCGGCAACCTCGGCGATGCTGGCGACGTCAACGCGATTTCCCTCACTCACGTCGCGCATTGCTTTTTGCAGTGCCTGAATATGGGCGTTACGCGACAACACGTTAACCGGTACGCCTGGCGCCACGTCGAATTCAGCGTGCTGTGATGCGTTGGCTGCCAGCGCCGCATCCACATCAACGGGCGCAAATTCCGGCGGGCGAACGGTTTCGCCACGGGCATTCACGAAACGGCCTATGCCACCGAACGCAACGCCAAGCACCGCATCGATCGCCAGCGCCTGGCGGTCAAATACATCGTACTGCGCTGCCATCTCATCGTAACCGCCGCTCCGCAGTGTTGATGCGGTGAGACCGCGCTGAGCCATGCCGAACGCAACGTTTGTTCCGGCGGCGTAGACGATATCCGGCGCGGCGCGGGCAGTGGCCGCCAGCACGTTACGCGCGGAACTTTCACCGCCGCGGGCAATCTGCGCTCCGATACTTTCCGCCAGCGCACCGCCAGCGCGTAGGCCCAGGCTCATTGGGATCAGCGTGCCAGCACCGGCGGTAATACCATGAACCAGCGCCACATCCTGAGCCGTGGACACATCAACGCCAGCGGCGCGCAGTCGTTCGAACTCTGAAAAGCCCTGTCCGGAGGTTACAGCAGCCGCACCAACAAGAGGCCCGCCAAGCGCAGTACCCACCACCGCCTGCGACCCCATATCAAAGAGACCGTTAAGCACCTGCCCGGCGGTGCCGGTTGTGGCGGCGTCTGGAGTGAGTCGCTTTACCTGATCCTGAGCCAGCTTGCGTTGTTCGGCGATAAATTCCTGTGACGTGTCACGAACTGGCGTGTTTTCGTTGATGAACTGCGCGATCGGAGAAACAACGGTATCAACACCAGCCCAAAGCAATTGATCTGGTTTCGCCACCAGACCTGAATAAAGCCCGGACAGCGCAGCACCTCCGGCATTATCAAAAAATCCGACATCGTTATCGCCAGATAAACCAGCCGGATTTGACGCGGCAGTATCCAGTTGCTGGTTCTGATTTACCGTATTGAGCCCGAAATAACTCATTGTGGAATGCCTCCTGCAAAGCGCTGGCGCTGCTGAGTAAGGTCAAGGATCACAGGGGTTCCGTCATCCTTCAGAAGGTATCCGGTGCCGAGTTTAATGAGGTACTGGCTGTCGCCGTAACTTTGCAGGCCATACTGGCCAGGTGGTGCCTTAATTCCAGATTTAACTATCTGGCTTTCCCACGCCTGGTTGACCCGCTTATCAAATTGCTCTGGAGCCATACCCCACGGCAGCAGCACGTTGCCCATTCCGTTGTAATCGTAAGTGCCGCCAGTGGCGACGTTGATTGCCTGCTTCCAGACGTTGTTGTCCAGTTCGCCTGAGAAATCGCCTTTCTGCGACATGACGCCAGCGTAATAGTCCTTCGCCACCTCATAAGCCATGGTTGCGCCCTGAGCATCACCGGCAAAGGCATCCTGTACCGTGTCGGTAAATTCCAGGCGCATGTCGGTTTCTTTCGGCATCACCATGCCTTTCACATCTTTCGTGCCTTTGCGTGCCGCTGCCCCAGCCAGGATCGTTTGTGATGCAGTTTCCGGCGATATGTTAACGTCAGGGTTGAACCAGTTCTTTTCCGCCACCACGCCACCCGGCTTATCCATCAGAATGCCAGCCACAGCCGCCGACGGCGCGTTAACGCTGATCTGCTGTAGGGCGGCCATATAGGTTTTACCGCCGCCGGTGCTTTTGTGGATGGTATCCAGATAGGCAGACTGCTGCGACACCGGAGCATCGCGGAAGAATGCACCGATCTGGTTTGCTTCCTCTTTCGAAAAAAACGTCAGCGGCGTGTCGTAGGACTGCGCCAGCCCTTCCACCTGGGAAGCGCGAAGGGCTATTGTTTCGGCAAAGCCACCCTGGTCGTTAAGGTTGATGGGCTTTGACTGCCCGGAAGCCAGGGAGAACTGCACCGGGTCGGCCTGGCGCTGGCGGATCACTTCACCAGCAGCACGCACGACGGCGTCATAGGTCTGGGCGCGAGCGGCGTAACCTTCTCCGGTTTCATCGGTGCCCGGTTCCAGACCCTTTACGGCGGATTCAATACTTTTGGTTGGGAGCGTGCGAAACGCGCCGATATACTGGCCGGCGATCTGGTTATTGCGGAATTCTGTGTAGCGGGCGTTACCCTCACGCACGCCGTACGCTGTCAGGAAGTCGGTCTGTGAAGGCGCGTTCGGGAAATCCACTCCACGCATGTATGCAGCTGTCGCATCACGCACCTGGGCATCAATAGTGGTGCGGTATTCTGCCTGCTGCTGCTTACGCATTTGATCAGCCTGGCGCAGGAACGTCGCCTGAGCCTCCGGAGACGCAGCATCGAATGCGGCGTTGCCGGTGTACCGCTTGGTGCTGGTCGGCAGCGTAGAGAGGCCAATCGCTGCGCTTACGCCTGTAGAAAGCTGCTGGTCGCTATATGGCTGGCTTCCGTTCTCATGATGGATGATAGCGGCGCACAGCGCTTTAAGCGTGTCAGGGTTGGACGCATCCAGTGGCTGATCAGGCGTGACGCCCAGTTGAGCGCACACCGCCTCGATGTAAGCGGAGGTGTTATTGTTGTCGTCCGGCGGTGCCCAGCGATTGATGATGTCGTTGACCGTGTCGATCCCCTGGCGCTGGTATGAAAGCAGATTGCGGCCCAGCGCGCGGATCCCATGCTCAGGGGTCTCGAACTTCGCAAAGCGACCATCGTCACCGGTCTGGCCTGACCACGGGTTTGATTTGCTGTACTCCAGATTTCCGGGGTTATTGTTGCGAATCCCCCTCGCTTCTTTATTTCCTTTAACGTAATACTCTTCTTGTTGATTATGCAGCGCCTGAGCATATGCTGTAGCGTCATCAGCGTTGTCAAAGACACCGAAATGCTTCCCTGTTTTACTGTATTGCTTTATGGCTTCCTCGTCAGACATGATTTTTCCATCATCGCTGACAGTAGGGATCAAAACCTCACCATCATCAGTCCCGATAGAAATCGTTCTTACCGTACTGACTGAACCATCAGCGTTTTGTACGCGAGGGCGGTTGAAAATATCAATATTGCCCTGGGTCTTCATGCCCTTAGTTTTGCCTGGCTCCCCGCCAAATGGGCTTTCGGTCGCCCGTCGAGAGCCAGCAACCGTATCGCTCAGCTCGCCGTTGCTCTGGATGAACTCAATGGAGTTGTTCGCTGACCACTGGGAAAGTGCTGTGTCGGCTACTTTCTCTTTAAATTCTGTCTTCTTCGCCTGGATCTGCTCTGGGCTCCAGCCGTGCGCCGCACCATAGTCATCGATCTGCTGAAACGTCTGCCGGTTGTAAAGCACGTAGTTCGTATTGTCGCCATACGCAGATGCAGCCAGTTTCCCGTTGTTCGCCAGCGTCGCCTGGAACTGATTTTCCTCGTAGGCGTTGAGTTGCCCTACTTCATGACGCCTGGCCTGAGTAGCGAACTGAACACGCTGCTGCTGCGCCTGCTGCATAAACCCGGCCCGGGCACCTTCCGGTAGACCCATAGCAATCTTTTCAGCCTGCGCATCAAACTGCTGGGCGTATTCCTGCCCCTTGCCAAGTGCATTCTTTCCCTGAAGATTCAACAGGCCAGAATCAGGATTCGTCAGCAGATCGCTGGATACCTGGCTGAGCTGCAGCGATGCGTCCTGCGCCATGGCGACGTCGGCGCGCTGCTTGGCCTGTCCGAACACATCCAGAGCCTGAGATCCGACCTGAATCAGTGCATCAGAAATATTTGGCTGATTTACAGCTTGGAAACCCTGAGTAGATACGCCACGGCTTTCAACCTGACGTCCAGTAACAGTAGGTACGACTGGCATTTTCTAACTCCTTATCGCCCTGTTTTTGTGCCCACAGCTGCAGATATTGGCGCGGCTTCCTGGCTGAATGGATTCCACGTTCCACCATAGGTTTTATATGCCCCGTATGCACTTAATGGAGCAGTTAAAAGGGTTGTAGTAGCGTTAGCATTTCCAGCGCTACGGACTCCTTTAGATTGAGCACTGTAATTGGTTGATTGAACCTGGTAGCCGTATGCTTCGCGCTGGGCGTTGTTGACCGTTGTAAGAGCATCAAGGGCGCCGAATTGTGCTGTGTCACCCAAAATATCCAGTGATACGCCAGTGCTAAGATCTGTACCCATTGCCCCCATAGCGGCGGCCTGAGTGCCAGCCGCCTGACGGTTGCGACGGCGAACCTCCTCTGCTTGCGCATTCCCGCGGTTTATGGAGTCCTGGGCCTGTGCTTCTGCAATATCGGCATTCTGACTTGCTACAGCAGACTGGTATTTTGATTGCTGATGCTGGTTGTAGGCAGACATTGCACCTATAACAAGTGTCGCCCCTGCAGCGATAGTTGCTGGTTCACACATTATTTTCTCTCCATGTGGAAGCGGTGAAACTGATGGCCGTGAATGCCGTATGGCTGCGGTTCTTCGATGGTGAAACCAAGCCAGTGCAGCCATACGCGCGCGGTGTGGTTGCGGGCATCGACATAATTTTCAAGATACGGATAAACGGTCAGCATTGCATTGACCACTTTTCCGCAGCGGCGCAGGAATGTGCGCTGATATTTCACCAGCGCGTCGGTGCCAACCAGCCAGGGGATCCCGCTGCCGCCGAGCATCGAAGCGGGGGCCACACCAAAGATGGCGATCACCTTGCCGTTAACCAGCCCGGCGCAGGCGAATGTTGAGGTGCGCAGGCCTGTTTCCAGCACCCGGCGCGCATTCCACCCACTGGCGGCCAGAAACTCGTCAATGTCAGCCTGGCGCACATGAGGCAGCATTTCTTCAATGTGGCTGGCAGTGGCCGGAACGATCTGGGCATCAATCATCAGAAGCCCCCCACTGTCAGGCGAGGCAGTACGGCCAGCACAGAAAGCGGCAGCGGGTCGAGTTGGCGGATCTTCACGCGCCCATTCTTATCCCAGTTGCTGTCGAGCTTCACCTCAACCTTACCAGTAGCGTCATCAACCGGGTCGTCGTAGAACTCGAACTCGCGCTGCGGGTACTCGTACCAGGACCCGTCCGGGGTCGATGCCCAGATACCGCGGCTGGCGTTAACGACCAGGGTTACGGTCGGGATCACCTGCTTCTTGTCCAGCAGCGTTTCCTGCCCGTTGATATTGATGTCCAGCGTCTCGAATTCTGCTGCAATCGGCAGCCCGATATGCACCACTGCGCCAGGGGATTCCAGCGCAACAGTGCCACCAGTGACGACCTTCTGCGGTTCCACGTTGGCATCAGAAAGGATGTTGACGGTCTGCCCCTCAAGATGAGAGAGACCGCTGAATGTCGGCCTGGCCATCTGCCAGTTTGTGGTGGCCGCAGCGCGAAGAACGGGCGGTACATTGCGGTTAGCACGGATGACAACTGCGTTTGAGTTGGTCACTGAAACGATGTCGCAGCGCAACTCCATCGCGACCGGTTCCCCGCTATCGGGATCCGTTCCTGTGTACGGGAACTGCAGCTGAGAACCGACATCTGCGCCGGTAAAGTACGCCCCGCCGCTGGCGGTAATGGTGTAATCGACGCGGTAATCCCAGTCACTGGTGCCACCGCTGATTGTCATGGTGCGTGATGACGTGTTACGCCCGTCGTAGCTCAGGCCGCAGTCAACGAAAAAAGCATCCTCTTCGTTGGTGAACAGGCGGCTTGAAAGGCGCTCAATGTAGCGCTTCACCTGGCCGTTGATCGTGCGGTTAACCACGAAGTACACCGCGTCCTCGCTGCCTTCGCTGATCGAGCAGGTGCTTTCATACTTTCCGGTGCTGGACTGCGGGGCCCAGGCGAACACCTGCTGCTCGCGCAGGTATGTCATGACCAGTAGTTTTCCATCATCCCGGATACAGAACGCGCTGCTGTACGGAACGATGCAGAATGACCAGTCGATGATGCTGCGTTTCTGGAAGAGGTGATTTGCGAGGATGGTCAGGTCAGTACCCTGGTACCCGTCAACGTCGAATGAATACGCTAGATCCCGGACGGCGCTCCCCTTCTCCTGTATGAACAGCGCGATGTTTGCCACGGCAATAGGCGGAACGTTACTGGAGCCGCTATTACCCTGCGAGCTGAACGAAAACGACGCCGGAGTGAGGACCTTATTCTGGTCCCCGGATATCGTATATTCCCCGCCAGAGGTCAAAGCGATCAGGTTGCCGACGTCAATGAGGTGGCGGATCTCGTTAACCTGGCGTCCGGCGTAGGTGTAGATGATGCGATCGTCATCCTGCAGCGGATTGCTCTTGCCGAAGTCTTTGTAATCTCCCGTGCGGCTGGCCCAGATGGTTTGCGGGTACGCTGTGGACGCGGCGAAGTACAGGCGCTGCTGGTAGTAAACGACAGTGCCAGGATAGCCGTTGACGCTGTTCCAGGCGTAGCGTGCCCACTTATAGCTCCCGTTGGCAGAGCCGACAACCTGTGACGGAATGTAGCTGAGCACTGTTGCGGTGGCACTTAGGCCATCACTCGCAACGGCAGTAATGCGGACAATGCCGAACCCGCTGTGAAGGTATTCCCACTGGATCCCGGTGTCGCTGGACCCGGTACCGCCCCATCCATCCCAGGACATACCTTCGGTGTGCGACGGGCGCAGGGTGCCGGTCTTCCCGGCGGTGTTGGCGCGATAGTAGTTGCTGTCAGCGCGGCGCACATCGTCGATCACGGTGGTCTTGCTGGTTTCCCAGACGGGCACGGAATCAACCGCTGGCTGCTCGAGATAGAACAGCTTGCCCACTTGCTCCGCGCCGAATATCGCAGAACTGGCCGTCAGCGTAATAGTTCCGGTACTGGCGCTGGCGTATACCTTGATCGCCTCATCAATGTTGATATCGTCGAACGGGCCGTTTTTCGTTTCGACATCCACGATCTGCCAGTTGTCATGCGCGTAACGGCGCAGCTCTTTTGGCGGATAGGCTGGGTGAACCAGCGTGAGAACGTCAGCGCTCTGAGTGAATTTGATGCGGAACAGATCGGAATCGGCATACGGCATCGCCAGCTCGTAAATCACGTTGCTGCTGTTCAGCACATACGCACCGTCTTTAATGACCCGCATGTAGTTGTGGCCGAACTCCAGCGCATACGTCTGTATCGTGGAGAACTGGAACGGGATCAGCCTGCACTTGCGGTCGGCGTATTTGGCCTCGCCAATAAAGCGCGTGCCCGGGCGGTTCTCCACCCCGCCGTACTGCCGGACGATAAAGTTATCGCACTTGCGCAGCGCAACCTGATACTTCGACATATCGATGCGGCCATACAGTGACGGTCCGATCTCCCCGCCGGCAAAGCTCGGCTGTATCCAGCTAAATGCCATTACGACAACCTCGCTGCTGTAAATTCATCCATTGGCGGCTGCGGCTCCTGCGACTCGTTCAGACTGTGCGACCCGGCACTGAGGATCACTCGGTTGTACATCGACAGGGCGTTATTCCCGAGGTCAGCGCTGCCAGTGAGCGGCATGTTGATGGCGGCGGCCAGGCGCCAGGACAGTGCCTCGATGAAGATGGCGTCAAACATGTTCACGTCGGTGACTCGCCCGACATACTTCAGCCAGGCCTCAGGCTGGTCTGTGTAAATCAGCTTCCCTGTTCCGGCCGCATCAGCACCAGTCACGTACGGCACGCGCATGGCCGCGGTTGGGTTGCGGATACCGGGCAACATGATTTCCGTGATGCGCATACAGTCAGTTGGGTACTGATAGGCGTACTGCCAGTCCGGTGGGGGGCTATTGGTGTCGGCCAGCGCTACGCGCTTGGTGGCAAAGTTCCAGTCGAAGTCTGCCAGCGCGGCATCGCGGCAGGCGTCGAAATGCAGGGAGCACTGCCCGGCTTCCTTGCTGGCTTCGTCCAGGCTGTTAATGCTGCGGCTGTTGCCGATGTTGCTCAGCGCGCGGTTGCAGATCTCGATAACGGAAGCCATTACTCACCGCCGTTTCCGTAGAGGGTTTCAGCTGCAGTCTTGCTCTGCTCGCCAGATGCAGGGCCGATCGCCATATCGGTAATCTGAAGGCTGGCGCTATGCTGCATGCCATCTTCTGTTTCGCGCGTGGAGGTTGAGCGAATGATAGCCTTTGCGGTAATCATCACTTCAGTACCAGCAGATTGCGGGGTTGCCTTAAGCTTGGTGAGCGTCTCGTTGTTTAACTCAATGCAAAGGCCCCACGGATAATCATCACGAGTCTGGGTTTTTCCATCCTCATCCTGATAGGTATCGGTGCCAGTTTTGAGGTTTACCAGTTCCATAACGGACTCCTGCAAGAAGGGGGCCGAAGCCCCCTGTTTGATTAGCGAGGCTTACACGCCCAGTTCTGTACGCTTATCTGCGATCTTCTCGCGGAGCGTCTCGGCTTTAGCGTTGTGATGCGGCTTCTCGTTAAAGAGCACTTCGTACTCTTCGCGGAGTTTATCCAGATCGTCATCGCCACCGCTGCCACCTTCACCACCGTTGCCGCCGTCGTTCAGCGGCTTAGGTTCAACAACAGCAGCAGGCGTATCACCCTTGTGCTTTGCCTTCGCTTTTGCCGCTTTTGCTGCGTCGTTCAGCGGCTCCAGCGCCGTGCCTGGCTCACCGTCATATTCAACTTCAGAGCCTTCCGGCCAGAGGTTGTTGTGAATATGGGATAAGCGCAGGACGCGGTATCGTGCTTTTTCACCTGACATCGCTATCCCCTTAGCCAGTCACTTTGGAACGAATCGGGTAATAAGGCGTGTTGTTGTCAACATCAAGATTAATGCCCGAGGTGAATGCGCCAGCAGTCAGCGGGCCGGTGCCCACCGAATAGTTGACGCGCAGATAGCGCTGAACGCCCGCCGGAACCTTCGTTGAGAACAGGCGCTTGCCAACGGTCAGTGCTGACAGTGCCAGCGCACCGCTGTCATAGATCGTGGTCCAGGTGGAGTTATCCGGGCTGGTCTGCAACTGGACGCTCAGGGTTGCCGCACCGGCCGCCGTGGCGGTGGTGTCAACAGTGGCCCAGAACTCCAGCGGGTAGCCCACACCGATGTCGCGGCGAGTACCGTCAATCGGCCACAGGTCAATCACATCCGTTGAAGCAGCAGTAGCTGTAACCGCCTGCTTCTCGGAGAACATCAACAGCTTGTCGAGGATCATCTTTGTCTCTCCAGTTAGCCGCCCGTCGCCGGGCAGCTGGTTTTAGTCAGGCGTTAAACAACGCGCGCTTCGGTTTCGAGGATCGCATCGGTCTCGCGGATTGGGATGCCACGGAAAGTAGTCCACCAGTCACCCTCAGTCTCTTTGATGGAAATAGCCAGGGAGGCTTTATCCAGAGATTGCAGGTCGAGAGCCTGAGCAACTGTGCGGTTCATGTAGAACACAGCACTGCCCATCTTCAGGTTCGGCACGCGGTGCAGTGCCTTAATCATCTGGGTAACGATGTTTGCAGCTGATGCCGGCACTGACAGATCGCTCACATCGATGTTTGCGATGCGCACAACGTAACGCCAGTCGCGGAGCGCCAGGCCGTTATCCCACTTGTAGTGGGTACGGTAGCCCTGGTATTTGCCGCCATTGGCGTCGGTGAGAGTCTGCTCACCCAGATCCTGATGCTGCAGGCCTGCCTTCTGACCTTTCGGGAAGATGCCGTGCACGGTATTTTCACCCCACACAACCAGCCAGATGGAGGTGTTATCAGTGCCAGTACCGCCAGCGTCGATAATGTTCTGCCCATTGCCTGCGGATTTGCTGGAGTAGCGGGAAGACAGCCCCATGAACTGCTGAGGATTCACGCTGGTATCGCCATAGAAGAGGGTCTGAGCCATCTGCTGGTTCATGCCTTCGATGAAGGCCCGGTCTTCTGACAGGCGGAATTCAGAGGTGTTACCATTCAGGTCAGCCAGTGATTTATCCACTTCGGCGTAGGTTTCCAGCATGCCGACGGAATCGGTCACCTGCACGGTGGTTGATTTGCTCGGCTGCACACCGTAGTTAAGCAAACGCCAGGTCGCCGATGGGAGGCCCGAACGAATGGTGGTGCGGTGACCGGTTGGAAGGTTGCCTTCAACGAAAGTCATATCCGTCAGGATTTCGTTGGTCTGGGAGAGCAACTCTACGATTTTATCGACCTTCCCGTTCGGGTCGGTACGCTTAGCCCAGTCAGCCAGCGTCAGCGCATTTACGCCTTTAACAGCCATGGTTTTTTCCTCTCTTATTTGCCATAGAGCACTTCGGCAGCGGAGCGCTGACCGGTTTCTTTCCCGGAAACCATGCCGTCTTCTGACATGGCCTTACCGATTTTCACGAACGTTTTCACCAAATCGGGGTGATTACCCAGGCCGGTGGTGTTCAGGTATTCTTTCAGTTCAGGCGTACCAAACTGGTCCAGAGCACGCTGAGCAGCGCTCAGGTTGCCGGTGAGCTTGTCGCCGCCGATCTCTTTATCCGCTTTCACATCAGCGGCCCACTGCTCGGTTGTGGCCTGCCAGGCATCCGCCTGACGCTGCTGCACACCGGCCAGAATTTTCGGGTACGCATCGACCAGTTTCTGCGCTTGTTCATTGGTCAGGTTCAGTTCGCGGGCAACCGGCTCGAAGTCCTTCAGGGCTTCCGTATCCAGCTCAACACCTTCAGCGGGCTTAAACTCATACGCTTCTGGCGCACCCTCTGGTTTTTTGTCTTTGCCATCGTCAGGCTTATCGCCTTCTGCTGGTTTCTCTTCCTGCGGTTTATCGCCTTCGGCGCCAGGTTTAGGCTGTTCACCTTCCGGTTTTGCAGGTTCACCTGCAGGCGCAGGTTGTTCGCCAGTTCCCGGCTGTGATGCGGCTGGTTCAGATGGTGCAGGCGCTGCGCCACCGTCAGCAGGCTGCTCGTTGCAAAGGCGGCGATGCAGCAAACGGTCAAATAAATTCATGGTTACTCCTGTTCACTGGCCTCTGCGGCCATCTTCAGATACTGATCCGGGCAGTGCGCCATGACGCGCTGAAACAGTGCCAACGCCAGATTGCGCTGCCCTTCGTTGAATGCAGTGATGTGCGGCTCTACGTTGAAGCAGGTACCGAACACCTGACCTTTCTCCAGCACTGACCAGACAACGCGGCGGCCCTGCACGCTATCCATAACGAATTTGATATCGTCGATTTCGCGCTGAGCCAGAAGCTCCTGGTTTGCTGCCCGTCCGGCTTTCAGGGTGTCGTCGTCAAAGTCGGTCATTGCTGCGGCGCTCCTGATGCGTTAGCAATAGCGGTCAGGAGGCTCGGGTCGGTGGTCTGCGTCTCGCTGAGTGTCTTGGCACTCTGTGCTGCGGCCTGACCCATCTGCATAGCCATCGCGGCCTGCTGCTGTTTGGCGCGTTCTTCGCGGATGCCCTGCACCTGCTCCTGCGGAACGATGACGGTTGGCGACACGCCGGACATTTCTGCGAATGCGTCGATGGCCTGATCCACGTCGAGTTTGTCCAGCGCTTCCGGCTTGGCCTGCGCCAGTTGACCGATGAAACCGACGGTCTGGGAAAGGCTGGTGAGGCCGATAGACTTCTGGGCCTGAGCCATCACGGAGATGTACTCGATGCGCAGCGGCATACCCTGGAGAACGTCCGGCGGCGGCGGCAGCATGTTCTTGCGCACCATGATGGAGAACGTGCGGTCGATCAGCGGGTTCAGGCATTCATCGTTCAGGCGCTCCAGCACCGGCCCCAGCATCAGGAGTTTTTCCTCCTTCATCTCGATCACCGCTTCCACCGGCATTGAGCGGGTGTTGATGTTCTGCAACATCATGAAGAGGTCGACGAAATAGGAACTGTTGATGATCTGCCGGGTGTCCTGAATGTCGGCCAGCAGGTCAGCGGTGTTCGGGTTAACCAGGTAGGCAGGCTTGAACCCGTCCTGCCCGGTCATAACGTCGAGATAGGTCACATCGCCAGGCAGCAGGGAAACGCGCTGGTTTCTGAGTGATGTCGGCCCAACCATCGGCGGGTTAGTGGCCTTGTCGATCAGCTGCGCTTTACGGCGCTGCTCAACCTGCAGGGCTTTAACCTGACCCAGCGCCAGCATGCCAGGGCAGGACGAGGCGTAAACGTCCTCGCCGTTCACTTCCCAGCGCGGCGCCATGATCGGGAATTCGTCGTAACCGGATTCGCGCAGCAACTTATCGTTGTCGCCGCCGGTCTCGAAGTAGACGGATTTGAACGGCTTGTTCTTGCTGTCAAGTTTCCCGGTGTCGCGGTTGATGTTCGGCATGATGCAGTGGTTAATCTCGATCCACTGCTCATAGGTGCCATTCTCAAACATGCTCTTAACGGACGTGCTGACATTCGACAGGCCAAACTCCTGCACCAGTTGGCGCACGGTCATGGAGAACTGGCGGAAGCTGGTATCGACGCTGCCGCGCGGGCTGTTCGCCAGGTAGTAGCAGCCAATCGGGAAAGGCATTGTACGGATAACGTCCTGGTCATCATCAAGCACAGCCATTGCGGCGGTGCCGTAGGTGCCGATGCTGCTGTACATGATTGGCAGTGACTGATACAGGTTCGATTTGTTGAACACTTCGTTCATGCGGCGCTGCACGACTTCCAGCCAGATCTTCACCGGGCCGTAATCCATCATGTCAGGGTCAGGCGTTGCCAGCTTGAACCACGGACGGGCCGGGCTGGTGATGCCTGACATCATGCCGCTGGACAGAATGCGCTGAGCCAGCGAGCCGGTCGGGTCAACAATTTTGGTATTGCGGCGGTCATCACGGTTAACGTCAGAGGTCAGGAAGCGGGAACCGCGCGGATTGATAAAGTCGCTCAGGTCGCGCCAGTGCGGCTCGAAAGAAGTGCGCTCGTTCTTCAGCTGCGCGAGCTGCTTCAGCAGCCGCTCTTTTACGGTTTCCGCCATATCCGCCTGCTCCGTTACTGGCCGAGCAGCGTTTTACCGCTGGTATTGGCAGTGGAGGTGTCGCCCTGGGCACCAGTCAGCAGCGTGGAGCTACGACCGGCAGCCTGACGGCGGCGGCGCTCTTCATCATCCCGCGCAGAAACGACCGCAGCATCCTGCTCCTGAGGTGCTGCCTGAACTTCCGGCGCTGCTGGTACAGATGGCTTGCTGCCCATACACATGGCGAATACTCCGTCGCGATTAAATTATTACCAATTTAACCATATACGGATTAATTTACGTAGTGTATTGACAGGATTGCGAGTTATTATTACCCTTCAGGTAACAAGAGGTGCGGCATATGGCACATGTGTCGAAGCGGTCCGAGCGGGTTTGCTACTTCCCCAACCGGGTAGCCGGAATGTGCAAGTCAGCGTTTTCGGTATGCGTGACATAGCGACTCACCATCGTGGCGATCAGGTGTGACACCTCGGAAGAGACGAGGGTGCAACGATGAGAGTATTGCTGGAGGCGTCGCATCTCGCCCGATTCTTGCTTGTGAAGGTAGTGCTCTCTTCGTTGTGGTTAGCTCAGATGGTTAGAGCTCTTTTCATGATTGCCATTGCTTCATGAGAGGGGAATGGGTTCAGAGATGATCGCCGCGCGGGTTCAAATCCCGCACCACAACCCAATCACGCCTTAGGACCGTGATAGTCAGTACCATTGCTGTGTTGTTTTGGCGGTACCAGAATCCCGAATCGTCGCTGGTACCGCCCCTTTTACAGCAGAGCGCCATTGCGATGACGCTGCGCTGTAAACCCTGTGACGACAGCCAAGGAAGGCACCCTCATTGCTTCCAGTTCGCCCACTTCGGTGGGCATTTTTTTAAGGTGAATATCATGGTATCAACCGCATCTCCAGCACCATCCTGCACGGCTATTGAGAAGGAAATTCAGGCTAAAGGCTTAAACGCGCCGCGCGTTACGCCACAACGGATTGCCGACGTTATAGTCAGTGAGCATTACTTCACGGCTGCTGATGGTATAGCAGGTCGCCATCAATATTTGACTGATACAAAGTCAGATGATGAAAAGGTTGAGGAGTTGAACATTCCTGAGCAGACAGCATTACTGACCTTTTGCGTTCTGGTTCTGCGCAACGGCTTCACCGTAACCGGCGAAAGCGCCTGCGCCTGCCCTGAAAACTTCGACCCGGAGATCGGACGCAAGATTGCCCGTGAGAATGCGGTGGATAAAATCTGGATGCTGGAAGGCTATCTGCTGAAAGAAAAGCTGTGGTTCGAAAATCAGTTTCCGCTACATGAAGTAACGCCGTGACCTGTCATAATTAGCCCGCATGTCGCGGGCTAATTTTTATCCCCTCCAGCGCATAATCCAGAATTATCCCCCGCGACGGTTAAGCATACGGATCGTACTCCGTGATGGCCCTTCCCTGCTGGCTCTGCTGGCCGGGTATGTTAACCCGTTTTGAAACCGGGAAGGCGAAGGTCAGCAGCAGCGCGTCACCCTTACCCGGGGAGCGGCCCAACCGGTCTTTAATATCTTCCTTCGGCTCCATAACGATCTTCCCGTCCACCCTGACTTTGTACTCAGCCGCCGACAGGTCGTCTGCCGTCTCCTGGTCATCCAGCGCGCCGCCCAGCTTCAGCCAGGTCTTGGCGCTGTTGAACATCTCCCCGCGCTTATTCAGCATCTGCGGGTCGGTTGATGCTCCGCCGAACGGCACCAGTTGCCATGTGCGGCCCCAGCCGTCACCGATGGATTTCAGTCCGGTACCGTAGCCGAAGTCGATAAACACGGCGTCAGCCTGGTACTGGTCCTCAAAGTCAGCTATGCGCTTCGCCATGATCAGGTCATCAGTGGTCTTGCTGCCCGTCCAGAGCACTTTGCTGTGCAGGCCCTGGCGCATGTATATCACCGCGTCGTCCACACCGGAGTACGCCGGGTCAACGCCGATAATCACCGGAGCGTGGGCCACCTGGGCAGCAGTCACCACCCGTTTCACCGCCTCATCGGTGAGGCCAGTCGGGATGAACTGGAGCTCTGACGCATCCGGGAATACCCCGCGCACACGGACCTTCACGAAGTCGCTGTCCTCGCCATGGTCTTCAATCCATTTTTGGATCTGTTCTTTGTTGGTTCCCTCCACAGTTCGGCTATCGATCTGTTTTGTAACCCAGCGGTGCTTGTACTTGCGGAAGCACTCACGGAAACGCCCAGTGTTACGTGTCGGGTTCCCGAAAGCTAACCAGATAATCTCTGTGTCTTCGTCCGTCAGAGCACCTTCAGCTACCTCCCAAACCTTGTCTGCAATGTTGGACGCTTCATCGAATACCACGATGATCCGCTTACGCTCGTTGTGCAGGCCGGCGAACGCCTCAGTGTTGTGCTCAGACCACGGAATGGCATCAGCTCGCCAGCGCTTATCGTGCCCGGTATCGTTGCTGTACATCGCTGTTGCGGGAGTTGAGAACCAGTCTTTCGTGATGGATAGATTTGCCCACTTAATCACCTCTGGCCAGGTCTTGGTGCGTAACTGATTTTCGGTGTTGGCTGTGACCACCGCCTTGCAGTCTTCGCAAGTGGACATCCCCCAGTTGAGCAACATTGAAATACCTGCGCTTTTACCAATCCCGTGACCTGAAGAAACGGCAATCATCAGGGGCTGATGGCGGGTATCAGGATTTGCAAGGTGATCACCAACGGTCTCCATCATCCACCTCTGCCAGTTTCTCGGGCCAGGAGCATGCGCCAACTCCGTCCCCTCCTCACCCCACGGAAACGCATACAGCGCATAGCCCAATGGGTCATGGGTGAACCCGGCGATATCCTCGACGAGCTGTTCTTCAGGCGACAGCGCAACATCGGTCATTCGCCACCACCTGCCTGCTCCTGGACGCGCTTACGGGCGGCGGCCATGCGGTCGGCAATGGTGATGCTGCCGGACACCTCCAGGCGCTCTTTGAACGCCATCACATCGACGTGCTTACCAATCAGCTCGAGGTTCTTCACCTTGTCCGGCCATTTGATTTTTTTCAGGATGTTCTCGATCGCATCCTCGTTCATGTTGATGATGGTCGAGGAGAGATCGAACCCGCTGAGCGTGGTGCGCCATATCTTCGGCCACTGGCTGATCGGCTTCAGGCTACCGTCATCATTCAGGATATCCAGCACATCCATCTGGTCGATTTCCACCAGGCGCAGCAGCACGTAATCGGCGCTAACGCGCAGGCGCTTGTTGCGCTCCTCCATCAGTTCGGCGATTCGTTTCTGGATACGCTCATCGCGCATCATCACACTGGCTTTGACGGCTGCAGTCTTAGGCGAGAATCCTGCGTTAATCGCGGCCTGAGTCTGATTTTCCGGACACTTAATCCATTCCTGTGCGTAAGCCTCCTGCATCGCTGTGAGGGGCTTATACTGCGTTGATTTGCGTTTATGCTGTTTTGCTGCTGCGGGCATAATTACCACCGGAGTAATTTAATTACCATGCAGGTAATACTATCACGCCCGCAGAGATGTTACATGACTGGCAGATCGTAAGATTCGGAGCCCGGCGCGCGGTTAATCAGGAAGGTCACCACCCCTATCACGTTGACTTCATCCAGTGCCTCACCCTCTACCGCTTCACCGTCAGAGACAATCAGCGCTTTGCCGCGCTGCACGGCGAAATGAACTCGCCCGCAGAACGAGATGCACAGCACGCTGGTTTTGGATGGCCGAATGGCGGTGTTGATGACGGCGAAGCCTGCCGATGTTTCGATAACCCGGCAGTTTGCATCTACTTGGCAGATCTTGTCGACGGTTAGCCTGGTTTCTACGTAGTCATTGGCTGGGGATGGGAAGGCCATAGTGGTACCTCACATGAAAATACTGTATACATAAACAGTATAATCACATGAGGTTTTAGTCAATCTGTCGTGACATGTCACATAAACTCTAACTTCAACAAGCGCCTATACGCTTTACCGCTTGGGCATATGCTTCGCCTTAGCTGCATATGGTTCTTCTTCAGAATGGCAACCTGCATCTTATCCCTCTTGGCACGAATATTTCTTGCATGACGGTAGTGCCTGGCGCTGATTTCTTTCTCGTATGCCCAGTAGAGGTTATAGATTTCTGTCATTGGACTACCAGTTTTACTTCGTGCCAGCCGTTTGTCGCCCAGCACTGAGAATCACCCTGACACGGGCATGAGTTCACCGGCAGGCTGTCGCCACACTTGCCGCAGCGGTTGGCGCTGATGGCTTTGATGCGGCCGCGCACCCGCGCATCATCCTGACGGATCAGCATCGCGATGTATTCGCCCATCTCATACGGCGCACGACCAGGGCGCCGGGCGGCGCAGTTCTGCTCGAGCATTGCCAGTTCCTGCGCGTCGAGTTGCACCTCTAGTTTGCGGTTACCGGATTCAGCCTGGCGGGCACGCTGTGCGGCTTTGCGTTCTGCTGCGGTCTTAGCCATGATCCACCACCAGTATGTATTTTCTGCGAATGCGGAATTTCTCTACATCATCGCGACTGCGCTTACCGATTATGTAGGCCATTGGGAAGCCATCAACCTCAAACGCGATATCATCCATGTTCGGATGAGCGCAGGTAGTTTTGATCGCATTCAGTGCCTCATGAAACACAGGGCGAGAAACCTCAACAAACTCGTTCGGGTCGAGGGTTACGAATGGCAACAACATACGGTACGCTTCCAGAGCAAAATCCTCTTTCAGCGAGCGCGGGCCCAACTCCAGTTCCGCGATGCGGGCGGCCAGTGATTCCTGATTTACCGTGACCATTTCAGCACCTCCCCGTTTCCTATTTCGATTACCGCTGTTTGGTCTTTGCCATCAGCAAGGTCAATTCCGATAAATGCCGCTGGATGAGCTGGGACCACCACCGGCATCGGCACCCTGATCACTTGACGGCGGAGTTCAGCTATCTCGTCGGCCTGCTCCATGACGCGGGCGTGCAGGTCGTTTGCCTCGGCCCGCCACCATGCGACATCGGCTTTAAGGCGGCGCGTACGCCGCTGTTTGAGTTTACTGGGCATCTCTCACCTCAAGACGCCATACTGCTTGACCAATTCGGCTATGGTAGGCGTCTTTGGAAACTAACCCCTCTACGGAAAGCTCCATCAGCAGTTTTCTAAGGTCTGCGCTTTTCCATTCGGTGTCAGGGTATTTGGCATCCATAGCCAGCCTTATGCTCCAGGTAGCCATTCTGACCGGATACCTGCCGCCGAATATTTTTTCTTCCTGCGCAGCCCGATCACGCATAACCTGAAGCACTTTCGATTTAGCGTTCATCACTTCGCCTCCTGCTGCGGTGCTGCTGCAATCATCGCAGCCCAGCACAACTTAGCCCGGTGCGCCGCCTGCTGGCACCCGCTCATCGCCTCATAAGCCAACCAGTCTTTTTCTTCGCTGAATGACTCGTCAGGCTCTGACTCGAAGCCGTGGATGATCATGTCTTCTGTCGGCTCAACCGGCACGGCCACCCACCCATCGCGCAACTTGAAAGGCTGACTTACAGGTTCGGCACCCTGAAGCATGTCGGCGCGGCAGGCGTTCCAGCCTATGCAATAGCCGTTCTGCCATTCGTTATCTGCTCTGGCTGGCGTTGCATATTCGGGTGGAACAGCTGGCTGCGGTAGCTGTGGTGCTGCGTAGAGGATGCGCAGGCCTTCAGCTCCAAGGTTAACGTGGTCGTCGTACTGCGCCTTACCCAGGTCGCGCCAGTGCTCACCATGCTGAACCTGATACACCGGCTCCTGCTCCAGCCCGGCAAGCAGCGGCATAACACGCGCCAGCAGTTGTGACTGCATTTCTTCTGGCGTTTCCGGCTCGCCAGGGTGTCCGAATCCGGCAAAGAAATCACCAATCTCCGATTCGATTAATTTTGCGATTTCCATCATTTCAATCCCTCCAGCAGTGGCAGGCGGTAGAGCGGGATAGTGCCTGGGGTCTGTTCCATGTTGTTAGCGAGATAATACCCATCGCCATGTCGTGATGCGCGGTAGAAGCCAACTGGTTGTTCCGTCAGCGCTGCCAGTGCGATTTCAGCCAGGCGAATATCGATTTCTATGGCTGGAAACGCTTTTTCAAACGCATGTTGTGTCGAAGCGAATTTCAGAGATTCAACGTTTTCACGCGCTCGCTCAATCAACTGCTCTTTCGTAAATTCAGCCATATCCCTACTCCCCCCACCTTAGTGATGATGCCAGCGGCGCGAATCGCTTCGATAACTTCATCGCGGTCAAAATAGTCACCTTCTTCGTCGTAACGAGCGTGAGCGGTACAATACGCACCGCCTTCCATGCTAAGTCGCTGTGGCAGCACAACCTCCCGCGCCTCCAGCTCAGCAATCCGCTTCTCTGCGGCTTCCCATTTCGCGTGCAGCAACGAATAGTTTTCGCATACTGTCTTAATAACGTGGCGCAGATTGTCTTCATCCATATCGTCAATCACCGGAAGCAGCATGTTCGGCGTGAGAATCTCATTTAGCCTCTTGTCTTTTTCCTCCAGCTCATCCAGCAGCGGCTCTCTTGCAGCCCGTACAGCAAAGAACAACTGGTCTTTGATATATGGGCCTGTCTTATCTGGATGGAATTCTCGCTTAAACCAATCCTCAAACCAGTCGCGATCGGATGTGCTGCGCAGCGCCTGTTTGTCGATGTTGTTCATTGGGCCGCCTCCTGGCGAAGTTGGGCGGCGAAGTCCGCGCAGATAGTTGCTGCCGCGTCAAGACCGATTTGTTCGTCCTGACAGCAATTAACGATGGCATTGCTAATTTTCAGGCAAGCCTCATCTACCGCACTGGCCCGCACTTCAGCCAGGAAGGCCTTGCATGCCGGAGTCTGCATAACGGCTAAAGAACGGATGATTTTCTGCACTTCCGGTGGGCACTGTTCGTAGTGGTCATCGGTGATAAATACTGCGTCATCGTGAATGGCCTCGACAGCGTTGAGTTCAGCAGCCAGCGCCGCGCACCTGGCTTCAAGTGTGGCAATGGTGGTCACATGCTGTGCGTTGATTTCTGCCAGTTGATTCATGGTCAATCCTTCGTTTTTGCTCATACTTCTGCTCTCCCGCCCCTGACTGATGCCAGGCACTGATTGATAACCGTTCCCATATTTACCCCCACTTACCCGTATAAGTTATTGATTACGTTGATATGAAAAAGGATCGTCGATTTAGAAAACTTCGACATTCCATCCGCCACCGGCTTTCTTCGGCTTCACTGTCACGACGATGATGCGGAACGGATACTGATCTGCTGCGACTTTGGTTTTCACCCTGGCGTCGTCGGTCCAGAAACCTTTCACCTCGTGCAGTTCCATCTCACCGGTGGTAAGCATCACTGCGAAGTCAGGCGTGTAAAACGTGTTGTCAGCCAGTCTCAGCTTGATACCTTCGAACCTGTACCAGGCCACTTCCCCGGCATGCTTGCGCTGCTCGAGGTGCTGGCAGTAGGCAGATTCCGTCTTGTTCATCTGGCCTGCCTTGAGTCGACCAAGAGCCTGTAACTGCTTTCTCATGATTTACCTCTCAGGTAATTAAATTCCATATACGGATTAAAATCAATAGCTATGCGCATATTTTGTTACCTACCAGGTAATTATTCAGGCGTAAAAAAATGCGCTGCCGCGCCGGGTATTACTTGATGGTGCCTGCCGCTTTCCCTCGCCTGTATTCCTCCATCAGCCACTGCGCCGGGGTTATCCCTCCCAGGGTGGCGGCGTTCGGCATGCATCCGAAACTTCGCCCGGTCGGGTGGTAGGCGTTCCCGCCGGTATCAGGCGGCGTGTTTATCGGCTCCGGCTTTGCCTGGATGCTCAGCACCGGGTCGGGGATCTGGTGACCGGCCGCCACCTTCGACGCCCATTCATCCAGGAGCTTACGCGCATGCTTCTCGACTTCTGCCTCGCTCAGCTGGCGCTGGTACATCGCGCGCCGCGTATCGCACACAATCCAGTACATGACCGGGTGTCGCCACGGGAAGTGTTCCGGGCCGCCTGGCTGCATGCTCTTCTCGCGGGCGTAGCGGTGAAACTCCCCCATCACGTCCTCGATGCTGATCCCCAGCACCATCTTGCTGTCCTTGCACCACTTGATGAACTGACCGGGCGACGGCCAGAACGGTGATTCGCTGGCGCGTGCGTGGCGCATGCCAGCCGATACCTGCTCCCTGGTACGGATGCCACCCTCGGCGAACGCGGCGATCCACTGCTGCTTTGCGGCGGTCTCCTGCGCAGGCGTTTTCAGGTTGGTCTGTTCTGCTGCCGGAAACAGCTGCTTGAGCTGCTTAAACAACGCGTCTACGAGGCGCTCTGCGGTGATGTTAACCACGTTGTCATTGCCAGCGTACTGGCGGTCTGAACCGGTCAGGCGGGCTAATGCATCCCCGTCACGGCTCTGGATGGCGGTAAAGACGTTATTCACAGAAAATCCTCCCACGCCTCTGGACTGTTCCAGTGCGGTACGTTGTTTTCAGGTGAGGTAAGTTTGTTCTGCCTGCTGACCTGCAGACGTCTGGCAAGTTTTTGCTCCCATTGAGCGTGGTGGAATGCCTTGCCCTCGGCCATCCAGTAAATTCTGAATTCAGCCAGTTCCTGAGGTGTCGGCTGGCAATCCAGGTGAATACCCTGCAGCGATGACACCCGGATAAAATCATCAGACGGGGACCACGACTCATGCATGCAAAATTTCCCGAACTGACCCAGCCCACCAGGAGGAGCAAAGTTATCGATCACGGCGTTGTTTGCGGCGGGTTCTGGAGGCATGAAAACCCCGGTTTCTACGCTGTTCTCCTTCTCTTGGTTATATGACTGGTTAACTGATAGGTTCTGCATCCCGTTTTTGGGATCATTCAACTTCCCGTTTTTGGGATCATTCAACTTCCCGTTTTTGGGTATATTCCCTTTTTCGGGAACATTACCGTTTTTGGGTATGTTTAAAGAGAAAACCCTGACCCTTCTGGTTGCCCCTTTTCTCTCCCCGGTGTCGGAAATAAGCCCTAAAGCAATGAGCGAGATCAGCCCGGCCTGAACGGTTTTTTTATTCAGGCTTGTATCTACTACGAGGCGTTCGATGCTTGGATAGCAGAGGTTGTATTCATCGGCCCGATCAGCCATAGAGAGCAGGATAAGTTTCAGTGATGAGCTGCCTGGGTTGGTTTTCCATGCCCACTCTGTAGCGTGTCTGCTCATGGTTAATACCCGTCGTCAGCTTGAGTGTTGCAGGCTGGCTTCGGCCATGAGCTGCTTAATTTCTGCCTGGCGGCGCAGGCTGCTATTGATGGCACATGTAACGCAGTGACCGTTATAAACGTAACGCTCGCTGTCATGACCATGTTTGCACTTTTTGCCGGTGTAATAACGCTTCAGTCCTGCCTTAGCAGCGTCAAGGCGAGTGATAATGTCCATTCCGTAACCTCATTAACGTTTACTATTACGGTGATTTTCAGTCAGGAACAAAAAAAGATCAACCATATATGGATAATAATTACCTGAGAGGTACGAATAGATATGAAAAGACCGCCAGGCGGCGGTCTGATTGGGCTGGAGACAGGGATCAGGAGTAGAAGAAGATTGCCAGTTCAGGCTTTGTTTTTACCCATTCACGGGATTTACACGCTTTAAAAAGCCCGTTCATCAATGCCTTACCAGGCATTTTGCGCTTTCCAGTTAAGTGCGTCTGGATATAGTGGCTGGTCGTTCCGGCCTCTTCCGCAAAGGCTTTTCGCTCATCAGGGGTGAGATCAAGCCAGTGCTTCTTGAAATCAAACTTTTCGTTGTCGCTCATAACTATTGCCTGATATTAATTTCAGATAATAAATATTCACCCATCAGGTAATAAAAATCAAGGATTGTTACCCATCAGGTGCATTTACCTGTGAGGTAATTTCGCTTTAAATTGAACCCATAAATGATTCTTATTTGGAGCGAATTACCACAGCATGAAAAGCATTCAGGAAATCCGCATAAAAAATTTAAGTGAACTCATCAATCGAGAGTTCAACGGCGTGCAGACACGTCTTGCGGAAAGAATGGAGACTCCGGCCAATCTTGTTAACCGTTGGGTGCTGGGTAAAAAAGTTATTGGTGACCAGGTAGCAAGGAAAATAGAAGCTGCCGCGAACAAGCCAAGGAACTGGCTGGATATAGATCACTCTCTTTCACAAGAAGGATATTCTCCCATAGGCCCGAGTGATATCGGTTCTCTGGCTGCTCATAACCTTGAGCGCTGGATGAGAGAGAGCCGAGACCTTTCATCGCAGGGGAAACTGCACCGGGCATCCGGGATCGCCCAGGCTACAATCAACCGCATGCTGAACAACGAAGTCAGCGTGTCTATCTCCACACTCGAAACACTTGCCGCCGCGTTCGGCCGCCATGGTTACGAACTGCTTATCCACCCCCGGGATCCGGCAACAATACCCTATGACCGGGCAAAGTTCGCATCGTTACCTGAAACCGAGAAAGAGAAGATTCAGAGTTACATCCAGTTTGTGATTAATCAGAACGCAGAAAAACAAGACTAACTAATTAATTTTTAACAATAAAGCCGCCATAGAGCGGCTTTTTTTACGTCATAACAATTACCCGACGGGTAATTTTTTGCAATCATATCTATTGACTTCAAACCACATACGGATAATCATTACCTCAACGGTAACACTGAGGTGAACAAATCATGCAGTGGAAAGTTATCAACGGTTGGTACTGCGTAACGGCGTGCGGGCTGATGAGCACCAAGGTGCGCACTCTGGGTGAAGCCATTACCTGGGCCTTTGTGACCAAGCTGGCGGCAAAAACTGAAATGGATATGGGGGTGAGAAAGTGAGCGAATTAACAGTTATCGAAATCGCGCCAGATATGGCGCCTGCAATTTTCGTAGAGAACGGCCTGGATGCGTTTCTGGAAAAGATCCGCGCCGAAGTAAACGAAGTTCCTGATCTGAGCACTGCAAAGGGCCGCGCCCGCATCGCTTCTTTGTCCGCCCAGGTATCCCGCAGCAAAACCGCTGTTGAAAAGCCAGGCCGCGATTATCTGAAGCGCCTGAAAGAGCAGCCAAAGGTTGTTGAGGCTGAACTGCGCCGCTTCACCAATGAATGCGACAACCTTCGCGATGAAGTTCGCCGCCCCCTGACTGAGTGGGAAGCCGAGCAGCAGCGCCTCAAAGAGGAAGAAGAAGCACGTATCGCGGCAGAGGTTCTCGCTAAACAGATCGAATCTGATCACGAAATAGCCCTGTTGCTGAACGAGAAATTTGACCGCGAGCGTGAAGAACAGCGTCTTCTGGCTGAGAAGGCGCAACGTGAACGTGACGAAAGATTGCAACGTGAAGCAGCTGAGCAGGCCAAACGTGATGCGGAAGCCAAGCATCAGGCAGATCTGGACGCGGCAGCCCGCCGGGAAGCCGAAGCACGCGCAGCGGTAGAACGTGCAGAACGTGAGGCGCGTGAAGCTCAGGAACGCACCGCCCGTTTGGCTGATGAAGCCAGAAAACAGGCAGAACTCGAAAAGCAGGAAGCTGTTGAAGCAGAGCGGATGAAGGCTCGACAGGCTGAAGAAACCCGCCAGGCAGAAATTAAGCGCATTGCTGATGAAGAGGCGAGCCGCGCTGCTGATGTTGAGCATCGCCGAACCATCAACGCAGCCGCGGTACAGGCCCTCATTGAACAGGGTATTCCGGATGACTGGGCAAAGGCATGCGTCATCGCCATCGCTCGCGGGAAAGTTCCTGCAACCTCCATCAAATATTGAGGTGCTTATGAACGCTTACCAAGTAATGAACCTTAAAAAAATCATGGTCAACTTCGACCGCGATTTCTCCTTAAGCGAGCAGCTTTACGACCGTCACGTTGAGCTGATCGAAGCAACCAACGGCGCTGGAATGGATGAATCCTTCAACCGCGCTCTGATCCGCATGGGCGTCCGGGCTGATGTGCTGCGCGTTGCTCAGGAAACCGATGAGTACGAAGAGCTGATGGACAGCTTAAGACGTGAACTCACCGGCGTTATCGCCAGGCTGGATCTGGCCGACAAGATCGACAGCGGCAGGGATACGGCATGAAACCGGGGATCTATTTCGATATCAGCAACAAGGACTACCACGCCGGTGACGGCGTGAGTAAGTCGCAGTTGGACATGGTGGCGATGAGCCCAGCGCTGCTCAAATGGCAAAAGGCCGCTCCGGTCGATACCGAAAAGCTGAAAGCGCTGGATATGGGCACCGCCCTGCACTGCCTGCTGCTCGAGCCTGAGGAGTTCGATAATCGGTTCATTGTGGCACCGCAGTTCAACCGCCGCACCGCCGCCGGCAAAGAGGATGAAGCAGCGTTTCTTCGTGATGTTGACGGCATGGGAATGACGGCAATGGATGCAGAGCAGTGGCGGAAACTGCAACTGATGAGCGACAGCGCGATGGCCCACCCGGCGGCGCGCTGGATGCTGGAAGCGCCAGGCCATTGTGAAGCATCGATGTACTGGAACGACGAAGAGACCGGCGAACTGTGCCGCATTCGCCCGGATAAGTGGCTGAAAGATTTTAACGCGATCGTCGACGTGAAAAAGGTGGCGGACATGGACCGCTTCGCCCGCCACGTCGAGGAGTTCCGCTACCACGTCCAGGATGCCATGTACCGGGAAGGTGCGCTGAAGGCGGCAGGCCAGCCACACGGATTCTTCTTCCTGGCAGTGAGCGAGACCATCGATTGCGGCCGCTACCCGGTGCGCGTGTTCGAACTGGACGCAGCAGATGTTGATGCCGGACACGCACTGTTCCGCCGGGATCTGAATACCTATCACCAGTGCCGCACCAGTAATGACTGGGGCGGAGTGGAAACAATTAAACGCCCTGAGTGGGCCCGTAAACAGGACATGTACGTATGAGCAACGATATCGCAACAATCAACGCCCCAGTAGATAGCGCCATCGCCGGTACTGCTACAACAATTTTTAGCCCCGAAGGACTTAACCAACTGTTGAAGTTCGCAGAGGTAATGGCCCAGAGCCGGGTTACCGTTCCTGCTCACCTGGCAGGAAAACCAGCCGACTGCATGGCTGTTGCTATGCAGGCTGCTCAGTGGGGCATGAACCCGTTCGCCGTGGCCCAGAAAACACACGTTGTCAGCGGAACCCTGGGCTATGAAGCGCAGCTGGTCAACGCAGTGATCACCACCATGTCACCAACAAAAGACCGTATTAACTATGAATGGTTCGGGCCATGGGAAAACGTGATCGGCAAGTTCGTGGAAAAGACCTCGCAAAAAGGTAACGCCTATATCGCTCCAGCCTGGACCCTGAAAGATGAAGCAGGTTGCGGTGTCCGGGTATGGGCGACGATGAAAGGCGAAGACGAGCCGCGCGTTCTTGAGTTGCTGTTATCTCAGGCCCAGGTAAGAAACTCCACGCTTTGGGCAAGCGATCCTAAACAGCAATTGGCATACCTGGCAACCAAGCGGTGGTCACGCCTGCACTGTCCTGACGTAATTATGGGCGTCTATACCCCTGATGAACTGGAGGAGACCGGGTCGCGCGTAGAGCGTGATATTACGCCACCGGCCAGCACCGCCGCCGGGATGAATCAGCTGATTAACGCGCAGCCTGTTCAGCACCATGAAGAGAAGGCGAGAAAGGCTGACGAGCGGGATCCTGATGAAGTCCTGAAGTCTTTCACTGAAGCCGCCAGCAACGCTCAGAATGTCGAAACGCTGGATCTGATTTTTAACGGCGGCGTCTGGCCTGACAAAAAGAAACGCCCTGGCGCTAAAGACGCCTTAACCGGCAAATGGCTGGAGATGGCAGAGGACGTTTACCACGTTCGCCGCGAAGAACTGAACGAAGTCCCTATGTGATAACCACCGTGGCGCTGCGGCGCCACACCTGCAACCAAGAGAGGTATCTATGAAAGGTGCATTAGGTAAGAAGGAACTCCTGGCGGTGGTGCCACTGTCATGGAGCACGATCGAACGCCTGGAAGCCGCTGGCGAGTTTCCAAAGCGCTGGTACATCACCGACCGCCGCTGCGCATGGACGCAGGAAGAGATCGAGCAGTGGCTCGACAAGCGCAAAGCGGAAAGCCCGGAGGTTTACACCGGAAAAAAGCCGCCGGTTGAGCTGCGGAAATACCGCCCGGTGAGTAACGCCGCATGAAGCGGCTGAATAAACACATCGCACGATGGGCAGATGTTTACCTGTGTCTTGCCGTTGTCGCCTACCTGATGTGGGTGGCGGCGGTAATCAGTTGAGAAGGCTGACTCAGATGAAAAAGTTAACCCGGCTTGAAAAGTACCACATGAATAAAGTTTCTCAGCGCAGCAATGGAAAGGTTGTCGCGATCACCCCGGAAGCAATGGAGATCGAGCAGCGCGCCATTGAGCGCGAGAAGCGCGGCCATTACCGCGTCGCCGCCCGCCTCTGGCTCCAGTGCATGGATGTCGCCAGCGGTGAAGTTGAGCGGGCCCGTATCGCCATACGCCGCCAGCAGTGCATCACCTGGAGTAATCACGCTCGTCAGGGGGAATACAGCGGGATCGGATGCCGTGGGGTGGTTTATGACTAACCCTCATGACGGGATCACCGTCGGCAGTATCACGCTGCGTTATTCAATGCTGCGCCGCGGGTGGTTGTCACCAGACGGGCAGGTTATCAAAAATCCATTGAAGGCTCAGCGCATCGCTGAGTACCTGAACAGCAAAAAGGTGGCGGCGTGAAAGAGCATGGAATGATTTTCAACGGTGAGATGGTGAGGGCGCTGCTGGACGGTCGGAAGACGCAGACTCGTCGCCCTTACAGCTGGAAGCGTCAGCCAGCTATGGAAATGGTTGAACGTGACGACGGCTCGCTGTGGCCTTGGGCTGAGGATTGCGAAAACGGTGGAGATATCTGGATTCAGTGCCCGTTTGGCGAGGTCGGCGATCGCATCTGGGTGCGCGAGACTTTCGGCGATTGCGGAGTTCGGCTTGTTTACCGGGCAGACAATGATGACGGTGCCAAATGCAAAGTTGAACGCTGGACGCCAAGCATCCACATGCCGCGCTGGGCAAGCCGCATCCTGCTGGAGATCACCAATGTGCGGGTCGAGCGGCTGAACAGTATCAGCGAAGAGGATTGTTGGGCCGAGGGAATAGAGGCAGTTGATGGTCTGTTCGAAAACACAGAGATCATTGACATGGCGAGAAAGATTGGGTGCTGCGTCGAAGATTCAAAACCAATGTTCGCGTTGCTCTGGCAGTCCATCTACGGCGCTGACAGCTGGCAGGCCAACCCCTGGGTCTGGGTAATCGAGTTTAAGCGCATCGAAGGAGATCCAGCATGACCGGTAAATACTCACTTATCTATGCAGATCCGCCTTGGGCCTACGGCAACACCATCAGCAACGGAGCCGCAGAAAACCACTACGGCACTATGAAGCTGATCGACATTAAGCGTCTGCCGGTCTGGGAACTGGCCGCTGAAAACGCCGTGCTGGCAATGTGGTACACCGGCACGCATAACGAAGAGGCTATCGAACTGGCCGAGGCGTGGGGCTTTACCGTTCGCACCATGAAGGGTTTCACCTGGGTGAAACTGAACCAACTGGCAGAGGGCCGCATCAAAAAAGCGCTGGCAGAGGGAGAGGTGGCAGATTTTTACGACTTCCTCGACCTGCTTAACGCCGAGACACGCATGAACGGCGGGAACCACACCCGGGCGAACACAGAGGATCTCCTGATCGCCACCTGCGGCAACGGGCTGGAGCGGCTGAACGCTGGCATCAAACAGGTGGTATACAGCCCACTCGGTGCCCACAGCGAAAAGCCGTGGGAAGTTCGCCACCGCCTGGAGTTGCTTTATGGCGATGTCCCGCGCATCGAACTGTTCAGCCGCTGCGGCGCGCCAGGCTGGGACCACTGGGGGAACCAGAGCATTGGCCCGGCGGTGCAGCTTCTGCCAGGCTGCGCGGTTGACGTTGTAAAAGTGGAGGCCGCTTAA